CTCTTAGGAAACTAGGCGGCGATGGAATAGTTGACAGCATGGAAAGACATACTATGTTTCTAACGCAGACACAAGTTTAGATAGTCAACATGAATGTTGATAGGGTCTGGGTGCCGTAATTGGCCAGACCAGAATACTAAAAAAATTGGCACGATCATCCTGTTAGAATTTTAGAATGTTAACAGCAACTTAAAATTTTCACTATAATCGAAAAAAAATACATTCTGTAAAGGTAATTAAAATGAACGCATTTGTAACTGCAATAGCAAACCAAGAAGCCCGCACTGCTAATGGCATGAAGGCTCGTGCATCAACAGCTAAGAAGACTGTTGACCTGTTCTACAAGATCGGCGCAAGCCGTGGTAAGAACATCGTAGGCGACTTCACTGCCGCTTATGTAGAAAATCAAGACGTAGCACTACGTATCGCACAGTGGGCACGTGATGTCCGTGGTGGTGCAGGTGAACGTCAACTTTTCCGTGACATCCTTGTTCACTTGGAAAAGACTGACCCAGACGCCGCTTTGGCTTTGCTTCGCAAGGTTCCAGAAGTTGGTCGTTGGGATGACATCTTTGTGTTCACTAACCCTGACCTAAAGTCAGCCGCTTATACCATGTTGGGCGATGCCCTTCGTGCTCGTAACGGATTGGCTGCAAAGTGGACTCCTCGTAAGGGCAAGATTGCGGCTGAAGTACGAGCATTCTTTGGAATGACTCCTAAGCAGTATCGTAAGAGTTTGGTCGGTATGACCACAGTTGTGGAAACACAAATGTGTGCAGGCGACTGGGATAACATCAACTTCTCACATGTTCCATCTGTGGCTGCTCGCAACTACAAGAAGGCATTTGGTCGTCACACAACTCTGTTCGCAGAATATGTGGCCAAGTTGGTAAGTGGTGATAAGACTGTTAAGGTTAACGCCAACGCAATCTTCCCACATGACGTGCTGAAGGGTGTTATCGGAAGCTACCGTTCAAGTTTGGACAAGACAGCTACTGACCACATTGTGGCACAGTGGGACGCTTTGCCAAACTACGTGGGAGATGCCAGCATCATGCCAATCGTAGACGTTAGCGGTTCTATGTCTTGCCCAGCAGGAAAGAACACTAATGTGACTTGCATGGATGTTTCAATCAGCTTGGGCTTGTACCTGGCAGACAAGAACAAGGGTGTGTTCAAGGACACTTTCTTGACTTTCTCTAGCAAGCCACAACTTGTTACTCTAAAGGGTAACATTGTTGACAAGGTGGCACAAATGTCTAAGAGTGATTGGGACATGAGCACTAACCTAAATGCGGCTATGGACAAGATCCTAGACGTTGCGGTTAAGGGCGCAGTACCAGCCAGCGACATGCCAGCCATGTTGCTGATCTTGAGTGATATGCAGTTCAACCAATGCGCCAAGCACGACGACACAGCAATGGAAATGATCGAACGCAAGTTCGAAGCCGCTGGCTACAGCATGCCACAGATTGTTTTCTGGAACCTAAACAGTTCAGACAACGTACCTGTTAAGGCAGACAAGAGTGGTGCCGCATTGGTAAGTGGATTCAGTCCAAGTATAATGACTAGCTTGCTAGCCGCTGATTTGGATCAGTTCACTCCAGAAGGCATCATGCTAAAGACTGTAATGAGTGATCGTTACGCTCTTTAAAAACGTAAGTTTCAATAGGATCTTCGGGTCCTATTTTTTTAATTAAATATAGGCATGCAAACAATTACTATTGCCGGAACAGAGATTGATATCATAGAAGGACCAATTGGCATAACAATGTCAGGTGGTGCTGATAGTTCTTTGCTGTGTTATATCTTAATGAAGTATGCCACTGGACCTATACACATTATTAATTTTAGTGCCAAACACCACCAATGGGTATCTCCAGGAACGGTTGCGGATGTTGTTGGTTTTTGTATTAACACTACAGGCTTTGATAGCAGTAATGTTATCATGAACACTTACTTTGTTCCTAAAAGAAATCCTGATGAGATAAGAAATAGGATTGAAAATCACATTCAGCAAAAACTAGTTTCTATAGTATATGGTGCGGCCACAGCAACTCCTCCTAAAGAAGATTTGTTGTCATTTAAAGTTCCTACAAAATACTTTATTGCTGAATCTAGAAATCCTGATGTTACTCGACCGCTTTACGAATCGTTTGGGTATTACAGACCATTTTCTAATATAGATAAAAAACAGATTAAAAAAATGTATGACGAATTAGGACTAACAGAAACATTATTTCCATTAACTCGATCTTGTGACAATCCCAAAGTAAAAAAAGGACATTGTAACGGAAGATGCTGGTGGTGCGAGGAACGAAAATGGGCATTTGGAACCTATGAATAATTGTTGTAAAAATACAACATCACTAAACCCTGCTATTGACAGGGTTTTCTTTTGAGTTTATAATAGTCGTATGTATAAAATAATAGGAAAAGAAGAAACATTCAAAGTTCTTACACTTGCCGAGGCAATGAACGTTGCCAAGAGCATGAACGAATTTGTAAGAATCGCTGGAACAGATTTCGAAGTATGCGGCATCTTTGGTGTTGATACTGTTAAGAATGGCCTATGCCCAGATGGCATTGCCTATGATTGGAACAAAGCCGGCCGAATAGGCCGTGTTAAAAAGGAGAAAACATAATGCCATGGATTGAAAATATTCCGTTGGAAAATGTAGCAAAAGGTCAACACCATGATTGCGGTGCCAACAGTATGCTGATCCAAATTTCAGATCACGACATGGCATTTCCTGTGCCAAAGCACACATTCAAAGAAGTGCATCAGTTTACTTTTTTGGATATTGAAGAAGATGGCATGACCAATACTAGTAGCGGAATGATTGATTTGAGTGAGTTTGCTATTACAGACGAACAAGCCGAAAAACTTGTGGCTCTTTTACAACATGCATTTGAGAATCGGATGAATGTTGTTGTTCACTGCCATGCTGGTATTTGCAGATCGGGTGCGGTCTGTGAGGTAGGTGTTATGATAGGGTTCAATGATTGCGAGCGTTTCCGTGTTCCAAACTTGTTAGTTAAGCACAAGATGATGAGAGTTTTGGGTTGGACATACGACAGCGAAGAAAAGTCCTATGATGTTCACGGTACAGTAAACGAGTGGGGCTTTATTACTCCAAATAATCCGGTTGACTAACTAGCAGAATGATGCTATAATACTGTTATAGTAACAAGGAGCGATCATGGACATTCTAGTTGAAGCACGTAGCCCAAAGAAGAAGAAGTTTATAGAAACTATTCTTCCTTCAATAGTCACTCAGCTGGGTCTGGATAACAGCAGAAAATCTGTTCTAATTAGACTTGAACAAGACTGTGCGGGTATGGGTTTTACTTTACCTATTGATCCTCTTGATAGTTACGTTGTGGTTATTAAGCCTTCATTAAGTATTAAAGATATCGGACTAACACTTGCACACGAGATGGTTCATGTGCGACAGTTTGCCAAAGGTATTCTTAAAGTAAAGAATGGAGTAAACTATTGGAAGGGCAAACGCTTTACCAAGCGAACTAAGTATTTGGATCAGCCTTGGGAGCAGGATGCCTTTGCAAGACAAGAAATCATTTTTAGAAAATCAATCGAGTAAAGGATACTAAATGGCAGGCAAAGCAAAATCAGTTTACCTCACAGTAACTAAAAAAGGTTCAATGAAAACAGAGTTTCATAGAATGTTTTTTGATGCTAAAGGTTATAACGAGTACGTTAAGTCAGAAGAGTTCAAAGCCAAATGGCCTGCTAGCGAGTATAATATTATAAAAGAAGTTTATTAAAGAAAGGAGGCAGATATGCCAAGTGTATTCTTAGTAAGCGACACGCACTTTGGTCACACTGGTGTTTGCCGCTTTACCCGTAACGATGGTGTTACAAAGTTACGTCCGTGGGACGATGCAGATGAGATGGATGAAGCTATGGTCAAGGCTTGGAACGAAAGAGTCAAGCCTACTGACAAGGTCTATCACTTAGGTGACGTAGTTATTAACCGCAAGAGTTTAAAAATCTTAAGTCGCTTAAACGGTGACAAGGTGTTAATCCGTGGTAACCACGACATCTTCCGTGATGACGAGTACAGGCAGTACTTTAGAGAATTACGTGCATACCATGTTATGAACGGAATGATCTTAAGTCACATTCCATTACACTCAGACTCTATGGGACGCTTTGGTACTAACATTCACGGACACACTCACGCAAATCGTGTGAAGCGGGCCCGTGGAGTTGATGCTAAAACAGGAGAGATCTTATACAGTGATATGAACGATGTTAGATACCACTGCGTTTGCGTAGAACAAACCCCGGACTTTGCTCCTATCTTGTTTGAAGATGTTATTCGTAACATTGAAGCTGAAGGCGGAAGTGTTGGTTTTAAAAATGGGAACGGGCCTACAATGTAGGCTCGTTTTTTAAGGATTTAAAATGATTAGATTAAACGTATTTGAGTTGGATAAGATTAAAACAATCTGTGAGGAAGTCGGCACAGAATACTTTGTGTTAGAACAGACTAGTGTTTCTGGCATTGGCAGTGTTCTTACTCTAACTTACGACACAGACATTGCAGGTCACTCTGCGAAGATTTCGATTGAAGTATCAGGTGTGGAGAGCTGGTAATGACTTGGATACTATATTTAATTTTAGGAACTAGTACAATGCCTAGTTTACAACAGATAAATCGTTACACAGACGAAGCTGTTTGTAAAAAAGCAGTCAAAGAACTAACGGATAATAGTGTAAAGGCAGTGTGCCTACCCAGACAGGAGTTGAAATAATGAAGATCAAATTTGATAAAGACACAATGCCCGATCACTTATACAATACTCTGTTACAACATTTTGTAAACGAAGCGGTTGGTCTAGGTGTAGAAATCAACAAGTTTACCGAGTTTACCAATTGGGTAATCGAGTGTGAAGTAGATGTGAAAGAAGCGGTGCATTAATGCCTAAGTGTTATCAACTTATCGGAGTTCCCTGTGCGGGCAAAAGCACTTGGACCAAGAGCCAAGAATGGATCTTGGGCATGGAGTACGTGAGTACTGATCATCATGTTGAAGTCTATGCTGAACAACAAGGTAAGACTTACTCGGAAGTATTCAAAGACTACATGCCCACAGCAGTAGATCTAATGGCCGCTGAGGTTGTAGAAGCTCGTACCGCAGGTCGAGATATCATTTGGGATCAGACTAGCACTACCGTTAAAAGTCGTGCTAGAAAGTTTGCTATGCTTCCGGACTATTGGCATATTGCTGTGGTATTCCGTACACCCAAGCTAGAAGTTTTGAAAGAACGGTTGGCTAGTAGAGAAACAAGTGGTAAGATTGTTCCTTGGGAGGTTGTACAGGGCATGATTGATGCATGGGAAGAGCCAACCAACGAAGAAGGTTTCAAAGAGATTTGGTACGTTTAATAGGGCCTTCGGGCTCTATTTTTTTGGCAAAACTTTTAGTTGACATCTACGCTATACGATCATATAATAACAGCATAACATTCACTTATATTTTAATGGCACCCTAAATGGCACAACATCTAATGGTCGACTTGGAAACACTCGACACAAAAACTTCAGCAACTATTCTAACATTGGGGGCAGTACGATTTGATCCGTGGACCAATGCGCCAATGAAAGAACTTTATCTACGTGTGGATATTGACAGCCAAGATAAACTAGGCTGTACTGTCAGTGATGACACATTAAATTGGTGGGGTTCTCAAAATACAGATGTCAAAGAGGAAGCATTTAATCCGCTTAATCGTATTCCAATTAAAGAAGTAATCAATCAGTTTCATGCACTGGCATGGGGATGCAGTCACTTTTGGAGCCATGGTTCTACATTTGACATCATGATTCTTCAGAACATTTATGACAAGTTAGAACGTGGTTCTTATCCTTGGAACTTTTGGGAAGTGCGTGATACTCGTACACTGTTTGAATTAGCTGACCCAGAAATGCCAAAAGACGCATTACATAATGCCTTAGAAGATGCAAAACGTCAAGCAATCGGAGTAAAGAATGTCTATAGAAAAATTGGATTTACCGGATACAAGCGTTAAGGTCAGTGCTAGTCCAGAGCGGCACACTTTCCAAAAAGAAGGTGCAATTGCACGGGCAGAAGAAAAGGGTGAAGAGCCTAACCAAGCATATATTGACATGTGGGACCAGATCAAGATCGATGAAGCTAACAAGATACACGATCCCAAATGGCAAAAAGATAATCTTGAGTATGACCTTCGTAGTACTGCTTGGATATTAGCTAAAGCCCGTGCCAATGAAAACTACGCTCAAAATATCTATGCCGCATTGTGTAATATGCGCTGGCAACGTGTGGGTATGTGGCCTGCTTTAAAAGATGAATACTGGTCATGCAGTTGGCGAGGTGCTGGAGGTGTTGTTGCTGACATGTTAGGTAAAGGCGATTACATTGACTGGTACTGTAGCGGTATTGGAAATAAAGAAGCAGGGTTTGGATTAGATGGTTATGAACCTACTCCTGATCCTGACGGGCGTGACTATGTTCCGGAAGGTACTGTCACTGAAGAAATTCGAGTAGACTTTCAAACATTAGGTTGGGTTCCTAGTGAATGGCCTGAAGACGATTAAATACATATATGAAAACAACTTATCTAGTAGAAGAACTATTCGAAGACATTGAGGGCGATCCTGACAATGTTATATTCAAAATCCCACCTGAAATCTGTGAAGCGCAAGGTTGGAAAGAAGGCGATACTATGCATATAGAAGCCAGTGACGGTCAATTAATTATCAAAAAAGTATGAGCAAAGAAGAGTTGATCGAGTTGGAAGGTACCATTTCCGAAGTACTTCCAGCTAATATGTTTCGCGTTACTTTGGAAAATCAGCATGTGATTACCTGCTATACAAATGGCAGACTTCGCCAAAACAAAATCAAAATGATCCTAGCAGATCGAGTAAGGGTAGAAATGTCACCATACGATATGTCCAAAGGACGTATTACATACAGATTATGACTTG